AGATACTACCCAAGTCCCGGTAGCTAATCAAGGGATGCTCGGTATGATACTGGTAGAGCTTCTGGTCTCTAATCTTCTTCCGTTCTAACTCTTGCTTATATCCCATTTTCTACTCTCCTCATTCCTGCCCACCAATCGGGATGCTGTGTTCCAAGTACCTGCTCAACTGATGGGCAGAGTCAGAAGGTTAGCTCACCTTGCAGTAGTTAGCATTGAAATCTGGATTATCCTGCTCACATTCCTTTTTATAAGGGCAAGTTTCGCAATCGCATTTTGGGTGAGGCATACCCCAAGAAGGATTAAATATCTCATGTAACTTTTCCTTTTCTAGCTTAGTCATTGTCATTTCTAACCTCCTTATTCACTCTATTATAAGAATTATAAACTATTATTTAGCATTTGTCAAGCCCCTGAACACTTATTTAACAAAATAAATTAAAATAAAAAAAGAACTCACCCTTTCAGGTGAGTAACTACTACTTCCTTATTCTATTGCCCTAGATTTGGCTCTGGTGGCTTGTGGTAACGGCTCTAGTCGCCTTTCTGTCCCTCAATCCAATCTTTTCCCCAGTGAAAATGTGACTGTAACACCCCGATAAACCAGAATGTTGCCACTAATGCTATCGGGTGCCACCACGCAGAAGTAACCCATTGGAGTATTTCGTGATAGAACAAACCTGAAAAGAAGCCGATGGTTATAAAGACTACAATATTGACCAGTGGGGCTAGGTGATATATGTCTCTCCTAATGAATGTCCAGGGTCTCCCACCTATTACCGACCAAAATTTCTTGTAAAGATTATATCCTAACCACTTTTTCCAATTCATACTAACCCCCTAAAACTAAGTGGACTATGTAACCGATTACTCCTGTGGAGACGCTACCCGCAAAGACCCATAGCGGCTTGACTAATTTATGCGTCAGATGGTTGGTGAGCATACCAAAACAAGCCATAAGTAGTGTATTTGTTTCAGCTTCCTTCCAGCCCTTTTCACCAGATGCCAGTTCTTCCATTGCTTCTTTGGTCATTTTCATAAAAAAGTTGTTATCTGCCATAACGATATCTCCTTATTTTTTATTCTCTAGCTTCTCTAGTCTGGCTTTAAGCTCGTCCATTTCAGCAGCAAGGTCTCTTACTGGCTCAGGCTCAATAACAGGCAGAGAGGCAATAAAGTCGTTATACACCTTTTTTGTAGTCTTAACAAAGCCAGAACTGGCTACATTTACCGACTTAGCCTCAACACTGGTTATTTTCCCATCTTTAGTCTGCTTAAAGTAAAACATCTTTTCTCCTCTATGCTGATATTGCCCACCAGTAATAAGTCACACCATTATTATTGCCTATATCAGAACCATCACCTACAGTAAAGCCATCGGTAGCGTGAATATGAACTGCCGTCTCTCTTGTTGGATTTGCCGTTATTAAAATAGACTCATTAGCATCCTGTCCCTCTATAATGAAACTAATCGACGAATTTAACGTCTTGAGCCAGACAAGGGTAGGCACGAAGCCTGTTGTAATCTGCCGACCGCCAGCCCCTCCATTACCACTATAAGAGCCAGTGGCTATTTCCCTACTTTCATCTACATATTTCTTGGTTGCTGCGTGCTGGTCGGCTGTTGGGTCAACGACCGCTGTTATCTTGTGGGTATTCATTGAGAAGTCAGCACCAGCCTGTCCTGTAAGAATAGCCATAATCTGTGCTGGAGTTGCGGCAACAATTCCCCCGGCAGCCAACCTTGCGACTATTGTTGAGGCAGCTAAAGTTAAGGCTGCGGGTGTGTCATTAACATCTGCTGCAAGGATTGTAAAGGCATTAAATAATTTCGTGAATTCCTCATACTGCGTCTCAAGGTGGTCTAAATTGGCTTTATCTATTGGGGTTGTAATATTCGGTAAATTCTGCCAAGTATATTTTACATAAGCCATTTGTTAAATCTCCTCTATTTTATCCAGACGTTCTATTTGGACACTGTGTGCCGCATTTTTGAGATGAGAGTATAAGACACGGGCTATCATTGTGCCGGTATCAACATTCGCATTCGCAGTTGACCCGGCAAAGAACCCCAATTCCTCCCACTGATAATTGTATTCACTAGGTGCGATATAAAACACTGTCTGGAATTGACCATTGGCAGGCTTGGATGAGCTGGTGAGTGCCTTACGATTCAATGCGTTTACCAATGTGGTCTCCCCAATAGTCGGAGGCGTGGCATCATCCCCTACATCCATATAGTAAATCTCGCCATCATCAACAGCGCCAAGGTCTCCCGCCAATAAAGATTGCCATAAATTTAAGGCTAATGTGGTTATGGTATTTGGTATATCGTCTTGCTGGATTACATTACCATCAAGGTCAAAAACCGTTATTCTGATATTCTTTGTCCATCTCCATTTTCCTAACATGGATAAACTCCTGTCGTTGCTGGATATGGGATAGGAGCTGTAACCGCACTTGGGAAGACGCAAGTATTGGCATATTCCGTTATCTCTTCGCTCCAACCCCATCCCCCTTTGTGCATAGCTAGAATAATAAGTATCTGCTCGCTACCTACATTCAGCCGTTCGATTACTTCGCCCTTCATAGCTGCGAGGGCTTTGAATAGGTTAGTCCAGCTTCCCATTTCTGGTCCCTGAATGGCAGTAACATCATAGGTGATATGCCCTCTAATAACCCTTATTGTTACCGCTTCTATGAGCATATCTTCAGTGAGGCTCAGTGCAGGATAGTTGACTGTTAGTAATTGCCCTGGTTTCAACCCGCTCCTAATAGTCTGAAAAAGGAAGTGCCTTCCTGTGACTCCAAATCTGGCTAGTTTAGCCAGTCCCGAATCAAAAGAAGCGTCTTTATCATTCAGTGTCGGTTCATCGGCGATATCATCTACATACCCTGTTCCTGCACCTTCAATGGCGAGTTGGGAGGCGATTTCGTCTGCATCTTCGACTAAAGTCAAGATGTCAAATTGCCCGTAATACCAGATTTCTACTATCCAACCAGCAGTAGGCACATCAGTTAAAGTTATTGTGGGGTCTCCTTTATTCCAGTAAGAGGCGAAATCGCCAAGAGCATCTAGTCCCTTAATTCCCAGGGGTGTTTTGTCCACAGTATTCACTTCAACAAATGTAGGCACTTTGGCACAAGGAAAGGATAAAGTAAAAGCATTTTGTTCGCCATCTGCTACAAACTTTTCTTTCTGTAAAGCCGTAGTTCCCCGCCCACCCCGGATGTATTGTCTATTCCGGTATAAGGGATTGCCACCTGATAGTCTAGTAGTCCCTTTGGCTGGTCTATTTGTGGTATCATTCAATTCCCATGGTGCTGGGGTAGTATCTCTATTCTGAAAGTAGAGTGCCTTGTTCTCGTCTATGAACCAGATTTTACCCGCCTTTTCAGCTAGGGCATCAAAGGCATCAGTGACCCGGACATAGTTAAAAATAGCCTCAATAAGAGTCGCCCCGAGTTCTATGTTGCCTATTATGGCACCTTCATCAGCCAGGTATTTGTCGAAGATGTCTTCTACGATAAAGCCACAGGTTTTATTCAAGTAGGACTCGGCAACCAGCCGTTTATCAGCAAAGTAATGATAGTCAGCGCAAAGAATGGGGTGGTGTAGTTCGCCACTGGGAGCATATCTTATTGTCTCAGGGGTATCTATTACTCCACCGAAGATTAACGCTTCGTAAATGTCCCACATTTCAACAGGCTGACCCTTCTGGTAAGTTTCAGAACCAGCAAGGTCAACAACGGTAAATTCGGCGATGCTCCGTTCCTCTATTCGGTTTTCTATGAGTGGCGACCCTTTTTCAATGAGAACTTCAGTCTCATCTATAGCCACAGTCAAACTCGGTAATGACCTGAAGTCTATATCACCTTCCAAAGAGATAATATCTTGATGGCTATAATCGGCTCCATCTGGCGTTCTAGCATTCACTCCAGTATCCGCCATCAAGCCAAAAACCAGTATTCGTTCCTGCTTTATTTCATTTCTAGCCTTCATTTACTCATCACTATAGATTACTCTTACATAGCTGGAGTTCTTTGTTTTACCCTTTGCTGTTTCACCACCAGCGCCACCAGACTTAATCACTAATCTGAGCCAGAAGGGGACTTCATTAAAATCAGCCTCAACTTCAAATCGTCCACTGACAGTATATTCCTTTAGTGCTGAAGCATCAGCTGCATAAATTATCTCAGTATTAAGGTCAACTGGACTTGTAAAAGCTACATCTTCACTCGCCTGCCATTTGAACAATACGCTCTCAGCGCCAGCACTTGATTGAATAGAACAGGTAAGTCCAAACTCCACTTCTACAATCGGTTCCTGAGAATGTGAAGCAGGCATAGGGACATCTATTTTAACAGTCTCAACAACTTCATAATCGTCTGTTGTCGTAGTATGGAGGTCGCTATATTGAATACCAGTCTCAACAAGGTTTCCTTTCGCAAATGGGTATAATACGACAGCACTTAATCTTTCCATTTATACTACTCCAAATAGATGTTTTTCCCGCTGATAGTGGTTCTGGATTTCCAGAGCACTCAAAATCCTGTTATAGATTCTGGGTAGGGCAATAGAACCTCTCCAAGGTTCTTCACTCCAAACGTCCCACCCTATCTGTAGTTCAGTGTAAGTCCCGCTAGCTGGAGTAGTGGTGGAGGCACTGCTATCTGCCAGGATTCCGTCTAAATAAACCTTATATCCTGCACTACCCATAGTTAAAACGCCGTGATGATAAGCTGTTGAGGTTACCGTACCACCCCCAATCTGGATCCCCCCATCGTTTGCCACCTCCTTAAACGCCCATATACCACTATTCTTGATACCTAAAGAATATCTATTCTTATACTGGACATTGCTCTTGGAAATAATAGCTTGCCAGCCAGCAGCATTGGTCGGCTTAAACCATACTTCTACTGTGTAATCCGAACCTCCAACTTGTAGTAATATATGATTACCGCAGAGTATCTTGTCACCACCGTCAAAGTCCAGATACCATAAGCCGCTGGGTAATCTTGCCCAAGTAGGGGCAGCAGCACCAGCACCTAAAGTGCCGTGATTACCATAAGGACTTCTATCAAGAATTGTGCTGCCACCATTAGGCAGTCCCGGCAGATGCAAAACACAACCTAATTCCGGAGGGTCAAAAATTAAGTCCATTAGATATGCACTCCTGTTTTTAACCTTATTTCATCTACTAGAGGTTGACCTACCGCTTTGGCGATTGTCCTGCCATCCAATTCCACATAAATATTGACTCTTCTGTCACCCATTATTCCTCCCATCCTATCTAGTGGTATTACTGCCTCTGGTCTATCCTCGGCTATCTTGGCTGTTATAGGGCGCATAGCGATACCACCATGTTGAAAGCTAGGCATTCCCCCTGGGATTTCAGGAGCCGTCAATTCTCCTGTGCGATACTTTTTGAATATCTCCTCTTGCCAGGGTTCGGTTGGTCTCCCGTATTCCAGCCATCGTTTATAAGTTAAAGTCCCACCAGCAGCTTTATAGTCGTTATACCAAGATTGGAATTCCTTTTCCCACTCTTTTTCTTGTGCGGCAAGTGATGGTAGTCCCGCTTTTTCCTTTACCTTATCGACTTCCTCTCCATATCTTTTATAGGAATCTGCTAATCCATCTACAGCAATTTTTTGGCGTCCGAGAATAAAATTAATCTCTTCTGCCGATATACCGAAAGCCTCAAGAACCTTTATAACATTATCGCCCTCATCTCCCAGCCCAACTAAGGTATCAGAGATATATTCGTTAGATTTGCCCATCAAGTGTAATGCCGTGATAACATCATCAATACTTATACTTAATCTACCAGCAGCGCTTCGCTCATATTCCATTTCCTTGATTGCATCTTCAATCTGCTTGGTAACCGCTTCGTAAGCCTCTACCTGCTCTTCTAGTAATTCATTGGTTCCTTCGAGTTCTTCTTGGTGGTCTTTCCTTGCCTCGATTTCCTCTCTTAACCCCTTAATCGTCTCGATAGCTTGTGCATTCAAAAGACCTTGATTTTTCAGTGTGGCTTCCAGTAAATCAACGGCTTGCTCATATTCATTGCTTAATCCCTGAAGGGCTCTGTATCTTTCCTGCGCCATAGTCTGCCAAGCTCTATGCATCTTTACCTGTTTATCTTGGACGGCATTCCAATTAAGGGCAGTTTCAATCCAAGGTCCTAATGCTACAACCCATTTCTCCAGTAGAGGAATGCCAGCTTCCATTGCGGGCATCAACTCTTTTGCTAAAGTAAATTTCACACCATTTAGGGCTCCATTGAGGCGGGTTAAACTGTCATTAAATTCGGCAGCTTTATTGGCTGCTTCCTGGTCAAAGACAATACCCAACTTATGAGCCTCTTGGCGAAGTTCAGCTATGCCATCAGCACCCTCAGCAAGCAAGGGCAATAGTGCCGTGCCGGCTCGTCCGAATATATCCTGTGCTGTGGCTGCCTTCAATGTGGGGCTTTCAAGGTCGGCAATTGCCATAGTTATCTTGTTAAACTGCTCTTCGGGGGAAAGTTCCATTAACTCTTGGGCGGAAAGTCCTATGCGGTCAAATGACCGAATATAAGTAGCCATTCCCTCATCAGCATCAACGATGGTTTTGGACATCTTCTTAACGCCTTTTTCAAGTGTGCCTAAATCAGCACCGCTTATTTCAGCAGCATGGCGCAATTCTGATAAAGCCTCAGTAGAAAAGTCGGTCCGAAGAGCCATTTTCTGCACTTCATCGCCCATATCAGCGAAAGCCTTGATGCTTGCTGCCGCAGCGCCAATCGCAGCAACCCCCATACCAATCATGGCAACGCCGATGGCTTTCTTGTGCTTGTTAATGGCACCGGACAGACCTTTCATATCTCGGTCAAAGTCTTTCTTGTCTACACCTATTTTAAGTAAAGCATCACCAATTGAAATACTAATATTATCCTCCTTAATAGAGAAAGCCCTCAGAAATGAGGGCTTTTACACTTTGGGCAGATTCTAATTTCAGGCTGTTTGGGATACCAACTATGTCCGCACCGCTTACAATGTAACCTTGGTATGTCTATCTTCATATTCCCCCCCTTACCTTACAGTATAACCGCTATACCACAGAATAGTATACTATATCTGCTTCCCTTGGTAAGGGAATGTCAAGTCATTTACTTTTTTCTCTCTACTTTTATAAGGTTAGAAGCCCGGGCAAACAGCACACTATCAGGGACTTTATACCTCCCTGAATCCCCCTGTGGTGGCTGTATCTTCCTTTCGGCCAGTTTCTCCACCATAAGGTCAAGCAACTCATCCGTCCAGTTATTCACGATATAGTCTGGTGTTACGTGCCACTCGGCCATTAAGAACTCAAACGCACCGCCTACCGAAAGAGTCTCCCCCTCAACTCCGGAAGGCTTCGTGCTAAAGGGAATGCCACCTCGACAACCCGGCTAAACGCCTCAGCGACATCCTCTTCCGTGGCGATTCCCTCTATTTCCTCTCGGTCCAAGTCCTTGGCATACTCAAAAAACAAGTCCAGGACTGTATCCTGCATCGTGACAAGCAGTGCCTTCAGCGCAGCATCGAAACTTTCAGGGGTATCAGTGGTCGCTTGTAGATGCTCCGGCAGCTTGGCGATAACTTCTACCACCTTCTGCCGCCACGCCCTAGCTTCCCGTATAACTAGGGGCTTAACCGGATAGTCTTTGCCACCCAGAACGACAATGATAGGCGCTTGAGCCACTATCTGTTCTTCTGTCCTTTTCATGACATACTCCTTTTATTAGACTTAGACATCAGTTATTGTGACAACATCGTCTGTCTCCAGACCTTTGAAAGCAGCGAAACTTACGGGAATAACCGTCTTCTCCCCCTTTTTGTAGGCCATCCCAACAGTTCCAATAGCGTGAACCCAATTAATCTCAATAGTGCGACTAGTGGCAAGCGGGGGAATCCCGTCTATCTTGAGTGAAAATTCTTGTAAAGCTCCACCACCAAGCACAACAGGACTTACGAGTCCATCCGCTCCACCCATAGCATAACCGAGATTAGCTAGGAGTGATTCAGCGCAATTAAGGGTGACCGTGACGGTTTCCTTAGTGATTACCCTGTTGATGGGGAAAGTCTCTTCTTCAACCTCTATATCGGCAATATCAGCCGTATATTCCAGCGTCACACCATCTTCAGTGTATCCCAACAGAGTGGCTGCCGCAGCCGCATTCCCTGCGGCTCCCATCTTTACTGTTGCCACCCCTACCAGAACATTTGCTACAGTATTCGCCATTTCCTTTTACCTCCCATTGATTTATTTTTTACACCACATTGTCCACTATCGTGCAAGCATCGCTAATATCTTTTAAGGCTTGGAATGTGATGGGAACTACCGTCTTCTCTCCCTTCTTATAGGACATCCCAACTGCACCCACAGTAGTTGCCATAGGAACATAGATTTCACGAATGAAGCCAGCCGTATTGGTTCCTTTTATCTTGAGGTTCATTGTCTTATTCACGCCAGCATCTAATGTTAAAACACTGCCAACCACCACAGCACCAGCCATCGCATTGTTCACATTAGCAAGCGAGCTTTCTGCCATATTAGCGGTAATAGCTAGAGTTTCCTTTGCTATTACTCGGTTAATAGGGAAAGTCTCTTCTTCAACCTCAATATCGACAGTATCGGCAGTATACTCGATAGTTACACCATCTTCAGTGTAGCCTAACTCGGTGAATGGGCTACCCAAGGAAAGACCTGGCGTAGTAGCCGAGCCTGGCTCTAATGGGTGAGCATCTCCATCTATCACGACAGTATCAACATAAACTGTCCTCGCTGAATTTTCCCACAACTCAATCCGAACTCTAGTCAGAAGATAATTGAGAAGTTGAGTACCCGAACCACCTTCTGCTGCATTGAAGTAACCTTGCACCTTAGCCTGAATGCCAGCCATATTCTCTAATGGGGCTGTCCATTCAAAAACTGATGACCCATCGGGGGTATTGCCACCACACCCATAAAGTGTAGTCTGCCCCAATGTCTCCTTATTCCAACCTACCACACCAGCTACATTCTGCCTTACGGCGGTTATTTGAACCCAGCCATCAGAATTAGGGTCGTCAAATTGCAGTTCAAACTGCGTCCAGTTGAGTACATCTGTAACCGATTCCTTATGGTAATAGCTGTAATCTGTAGGTGCCCCTGTATCAACATCGGCACAGAATTCAGAAAACTTTATTGCCGTGTTTATTGGAGTAAATTCCACATGGGTGCTCCCGGCATTACCCGTCCCTGCTTTATAGAGTTTTACCGAATAAGTGCCCGCTTGTTGTTCTGCATCATCCCATTCTGCGATAGCATCATTCGGTTGCCTAACCGATAGTACCGCTACTCCTGCTAAAACATTCGCTACAACATTCGCCATCTGTTACCTCCTGTTTTTGATATAGAGAAAGGCGAGCCTGAGCTCACCTATGGAATAGTATCAAAAGATTGTTTAATGCCCCTTATTTTGGACTACAGTGCGCCTTATTCGGCACGAACCATAATTCTGAAAAAGGTAAGGGTTCTAAAGTAGTTTGGGATTTCTACATCGACTAAATCCTGCCCTTGCACCTCTTCAATCGCTGATAGGATTTTATAAGCTCCTACAGTGATATCCTGGATTCCTTGAAGTGCATCATAAAGAGCACAATAGACTTGCCTGGCTGTAATGGGATTATCCGCCCAACAATCGAACTGAACGCTGGGCTCTGGTATCCCTGGTATATAAGGCGTTGAAGTTCCGCCCCGGGTAAAGAAACTGATAGCCGGTAGAGTCGCATTTTCAGGTAGTCTGGGAGTAAATATCCTGCGACCCACGAGAGCCACAAGGGGTGCCTGAGTTACTAAATATGAAAAGATTATTGAATTAGTGTCTGCTATTGCCATTAAAAACCTCTGCTCAGATTTGTCTTTATGTTCTTAGGCAGGTTCTTTATATTCTTATCTAAAGCTGGTTTGAAATAGGGTTGTGCTGCCATATTTACAGTCCCAGTTTCCAAGAAACCTCCATAACCTGACGTGCTATACACAGCCCCTTCTAATTCACCCTGAGCGACTGGCTTGCCTGGCCCGACTTCAAACATAATTGACCGCCTATTATTGCCAGTCACATGTGGGCTTAACTTAATAGCATCACCAGCGATGGCCACTACCGCATCTTGTATGCCTTGTTTGGTTGCCTTTTCTACCTTATCCTGAACTTCTTTTGATTTGAGGTTCACCTTAAAATCTGTCTTTATCTTCAACGGCTTATCCTGAGCCAGCATTGCTTGTGGTGACTTACTGCATCATCCGAGTAGTCTTGAACTAACAATACTTCGTAAGTTAGTCCACCGATAACTACTTTGTCCTGTTCAATAATATCAATAGACTCAACGAAGAGCTTATAATCGGCCACGACAATTTCGGCTCCGACTTTAATCTCTCTCCCGGTACCTGCAGTCAAGCGACAATCAAATGTGCGGTCAGTCCATGTTAAAACAGGATTCCCATAACCATCAACAGAAGCGGCATAAACAGTCCCTAATACCCAAGCCACACCGACTCCTGAACCGCCCGTGGGATACCAATAGGTTGTATAGTTGCCCCCAGTGATAGGCTTATCTGCGACCGCTGCTGTGTGTGCTAGAATACAATAGTAATCAAGACTATCAGTCCCGACTACGATACTGACCTGGCTATATCTCTGAATAATACAGGAATGAATCAATAGAGAAGCATAGCTCATTCTATATCCTCATCAATGGTAGTATCTTCTACCCCAGATAAGTCCATCTCAGCCCAGGTAAGATAAGGCTTTTCAGCATCCTGCTTCTTGTATTCCATAGCCTGAGCCATCTTATTTGCAGCGTTCTTTTTAGTGTAGGCATAGTCACCTATCTTTTCTGATGTTAAACTATCAGAAAGAGCGGATGCCCACGCTTCCAGGGCATAAGCAGCGGCAATAAGTATGGAGCCTGAAGCCATAGTTAAAAAGGCATCAATCTCATCATCCTCAAATTGATGACCTGCATCAACTGTATCGCCAATTAGGAGTCTGACCTTACCCCTATCGGTGGTTATATCATAATTAAAAGCCATAATTCACTCCTTACGTTGACCACTTGGCCGTGGTCAATAGTGGTATGGGATTAGTAATTTCTATGTGCCTTATTACAACAACGCTAACTTCTAATTCGTCAAGATTCCCAGAAGCAGATTTTATTCTACCCTACAATTTAGCATTAGCGGGGCAATTTTGGCTCCAAAATTCAAGTATCTCTGTCGCCTTGTTTATTGGGGTACCTAGTATTAGCCGCCTTTCACCCATAATCTGAGATGTAATAGGGTCAGACCCACCAGCCGTGCTATATCCTAACTGAATAAAATAGGTTGTCGCAGCATCGGCCGCTTCTATCACCAGCCCCACTACTTCATAACAAAAGTCAACCGTGTCTATTGGTATTATCTCCGCCCAACTGCCGAATGTATTGGCTGGCGCTCCCGCAGCTAGAGTTTTTGTAGCTCCTACATCTTGAGGGTAAACACGGCTACGGGAATGCTCGTGGTGTTCTTGAACCGCCACATTGTAAAGTGTATCTCTTGCTCTTCCCGTTTCGTCTATCATGACCTAAACCATTCCACTTCTTTTTCCCATATCTGCTGCCATTCGGCTTCAGTAATGTATCTCTCAAACCATATTCTGGGTCTCCACATTCCGCCATTATAAAGATTAGTGCCTATAGCAGCATCACGCCCAATATGGAGATTGCGATTACAGGCATCAGGGTCAACCAACCCGCCTGCTTGTATGGTTGTTGTAAGAGAACCGAATCCATTTACATCACCACGCCAGAATTGAGCTGCTACTCCGTTACGGCTAACACCCAAAAACCACCATTTATTAAAAGCCCAATTAGTTGAGTAGGCTGATGTTCGTTCATTGCCCACTCCCTGACTTGCGTGATGATGCCTCAAGGTAAGAATAAGGTTTGTATAATGATATAATTCCCACCCATCAGTGCTTACAAGAAAGCGACTTAATAGTGTTTTATCATCTGCTCCACCGGATGTTAAAAAGAACCATCCGCCAATGCTATAATCCTGACCAGTGAAGTCCAAGAGCGCAGTATCCGCTGCCGAAGCCCACAGATAATCGTTTGCTCCATTAAGGGTAAGAACATTTAGATACGAATCAAGGGTCGTCCATACCCCACCAACATCTACTATCGTTACAACAGGCTTCGTCCTAGCAAGGCTGTGAGTGATAGTTCCAACTCCTTCCCTGAACGGAAGGTCTAATGCAATATTTCTGTTTATAGCTAAAGCATCATAGTGAACTGTCATTATGGAGCCTCCTCATAGAAAACTTCCCAATCGTAGGCTCGGTTTGTTCCTGCTGTCTTTTGGATAGTTACCTTAATTCCATACCGATTGGGTTCTAGGTCTATATTGATTAGCTCGGGGCTAACGACTCCTGCGTAGGTCACTGAATCATGTTCAATATGGGCACCCCCAGGGGCTATGCGATAATGAGTCTTTATAACCACTGTTTCACCGGCGGTATGATTGGTAAAATCTATCTTGACGCATATAGGTCTAAATATACCTGCTGGAGCTTCGGCAATATAGAGGTTCTGCACATTACCATCTGTGGCTATCTGCCCAGCTATTTCGCTTAAAATAGCCTCGGCATCTGTAGTTGCCCTGATAGCCTCAGTATCCTCTATAATCTCTTCAGTAATGGCGGCAAGGGTCTCCTCAATGTCCTCAAATTCACCGATTATATCTAGGATTGGGCGAATATCGGTTGGATTAACTATACCATCCATTATGGTTTGGCCTCCTCGCTAATCGCTAAGAAAGCTAGACCACTAATACTCACAGCATAAATAGCACCTAAAAACAGATTCTCAGTCCCCATGTGATAAGTGCTGCCGTAAGTTGTCAAAGTTTTGCCCATCCCTACAGTGGCAGCATGTCCAAGCCCCAGCCAAATAGCCTCTGCTGGCTGTGCAGTATTTATAAGGTCAAGCCCCACTCTATCGGGATTAGTTGCTAATACAAGTGTACTTAAAGCACCTGCAACTGCAAAACTTGAATCTTCAGTATCTATTGGAAATATTCTTGGGTCAGGCATTTATTCCTCCTTAACCGGCGTACTTGTTGGCGATGTAGCCACAGTTATACCTACAGCTGCAATATCTTTATCTGGAATACTATCATGAGCCCAGGTTAGGTCATCATCCGCTATATCCCTTATAGTAGGACTAGCCCATCTGTAATCCCCATCAGCACCTATCTGTGTTACCTTGCGGTAGTTATGTGTGTGAGCATCAAATTCCGCTTGTGGCACGCCACTAGTAATAAACTCAGTAACTTCTCTAGCCACTTAACTCTCCGCAGTATCTTCGTTATCGGCTTCCAAGTTGCCAGATGCATTAATGTGGACACTATAGACCTTCTTCTCCCCAGACGATGCAGAGACTGCCATCAGTCCAATATCAGCGTCAGATTGCCCCAAGATAGATGCCTGCATTTCAGCAGCAGTCTGGTCAGCAGTAGCATTGTCCTCAATGTTACCTAACTTGGTAGCTGCCGTGGAATCAAGGTCAGCTAAATCTGTGGGGTTGACATCAGCACCCTCCTCAATACCACCAAGTTTGGTCTGCTCGGTAGTACTCATCCTCTTGTAGGTAGTCCCATCAGGTATTGCATCCAAGTCTGCGGGGGTTACGAATTCCGTAACTTCTCTCGCCATTGTTTTTTCCTCCCTCATTAAGATTTGGGGATATTCTCCCATTCGCCCTCAAGATAGCCATTTTCACTTACCCATAAATTGTAAAGCCTGTGTTTTCCGATGGGTGGAGCACTACGCACATCAAGACCACGCACCAGAGTCCACTCCCACCATCTTTGTGCCTTCTTACTAAAAACACACTCTTCAACTGTGCACTCTTCACCCTCAAGGTAATGGCATTCAGTGAATATACAAAAGTTTATATTTTCAGGCGTTCTAGCCATATTAGCTCCTATTTATAGCTCACTGTTAGGTCTGCAACCAGTGTTCCATCATAGAGAAGATATAGTCCCGTTCCACACTCCACATCGTAAGCCAAGTTTATTGGTTGAACAGATATGGATGTAGTCGGGTCAAGATGTAATATGGCAATGACAGTCCCAGCCGCTGCTGGGTTGTCATGCACGGTACAATCACCGGCAGTAGTCAATCCATTGACCGTTATATGATGTAGTACACATGGGCCAGGACTTACCTGAACGCTTGCAGCCACATGAGCATAATTCCACGGGAAATCTGTTACAGAGTTCATATTATTCTCCTCCAAAGTCTAGCCGGAACGAGAGAGGTAAAGGAGCAAAACCCCCCTCGCCCCGACTAGCTAGTTCTAGTTTTCACTCCTTTTATAGTGTGTTGTCTCCGCCTATATAAGTGGCTCTCCAATCGAGTGTAGTTCCACCAAAGACCAAGCGGACTCGGTAGAATACATTGTCCGTAGCAAAATCGCCACTCATTGGGGTGATTGCCCCACCGCCAATAGTTACCTTGTCGCTTGCCTTCATGCAAATCTCAGGTCGCTCATGTCCTTTAAGATGAGCAAACTCAAGAGCTGCAATATCCTTCGGGTCTGAGAATAGATACCACTGAGTAGTAAGATTGGCAGCGGTGCCATATATCGCCAGATACGGGTCAACTATTAAAGACAATCCATAGGTGGCTATTACATTGGTTGTTGGGTAGGCTATCGCAGCACCAGCTGCAGCCGTCCACATCTTGTTGGTTGAGGTCAAGATTTGGCGAGCCGTCATTTCAAGTGCTGGGGGCACGACTAGATATTTAGCCCTATTCATTATTGGCTGGTTAGCAGCATCCAAGAATGAGGACATTGTCTCTACCCCTGTCTCAAGAGCAGCTATGCTTAAAGCAGTACCTACGGCATTGCCTTGTCCAGCAGCACTGCTATAGAGCACTGCGTTCCCAGCATAAGTAGAAGTAACTGTGTCGTGTTCAGTCCTTACCGCAGCCCGGGCAAACCTCTCTGGCGTGTCCTTCAAAGCACCCAAGTCATCGTTGATTAGTGCTTCCCAAGATATGTCAAACTGGCGCCCATACTTGTCGACTGATAGGCTATATCTGGTTTCGTCTCGGTCACTTGCCAGATATTCGCCCTTTTCAGCTACTTTATTTAGCTTCTGGTCTCCCCCGGTAATGGCAAACCTATATCCGCCGACTTGAGGGGATATTCTGGGAACGGTGGACATCTTGACAAATGCCTTCCAAACAGGGTCAACGGCTTTATAGGAAGCCAAGACCTGTCTATCCAGGACATCGCCGAACAGTAGCGGGAAGTCTGAAGTGGTCAGTGCTTCCCTTATCAGGTATTCGTGTTTGTGGGCTGGAAGGTTCATTGCGTTTGAGAGCAGGTCGATGGTCTCCTTTAACCTTAACTCATAGCCCTCGCCTCTCTGAACATCAGAGAGGGCGACAAAACCCTTCCAGTCCTCCATTAACTTCATCAGTTCCATCAAAGAACCTCCTAGTTTATTTTTGTTCCACCGCCACAACCTCCGCCTCGTTAATGCGTGTTACAAGTTCTACATCGTTCCTGCCGAAGCCCTTGAAGGTATCTATTGCTCGTTTAATCCTGTTATATTCCTCATCCTCTAACAGAATTACATCCTCTTTGCATTGTTCTAGCTTCATAGCCAGCACATTCTGCTTGACCAGTTCGGCACCGTTCAATTGCAAACTTGGAATGAACATTAGATTGAGAATTGAATCCTTGACACGATAAGGGTATTCGCCCTCTATTATCTTCCCCGGATTCATCTGGTCGGGGGCTTTGACTTTTACCATGTAGTCAGCCAGTTTTATTTTACGCATTATCCTTACTCCTTTTTTAGTTACTCTATCCAGAGGCACTAGCAAACATCAGCCACTTCTCAACTCCATTGATTAAGCATCGAGCGGCAGATACATAGTTGGCTTCTGTGTTGGAAGCTACAACCATATTATTAGCACCTTCAGCAACCCCATCTATTACCAACAGATACGCCTTGTCATCGATGTCTTCTATACCAGCGGCATCACCACCAGCTACACACTTGATAAATGATAGTTGTGTAACTGCCGCTGGGTCAGATGCAGCACCGAAGGCATATATCTCTGGCATGATAGCGGCATAAGTTCCACCAGCTGCTAAGGCGACATCCGGTAGTCCTAGTGTAGCTCTTACCGCTACGCCAAGCCCCGTGATTGCGCCCCCGGTTGTGCTTTCACCCATACCTAATGAAAGGTGGGCGCCATAAGCGTTACCGATTGTTACACCCACGATATCAGTATAGGCTCGTAGTGAGTTAGCAGTTAGCGTTCCGTCACCAGTCAAGTACTGGCGGATATAGATGCCCTGTGATGCGCCGGATGCCGCACTGCACTGATATCTATATTCACGGAAAGTATTGGCTAGCGCGGTTGTGTAAGCCGCCCCAGACACACCAACCAATTCTGTCGCATCATCAGGGTCGAAGTGAACCTTGACTGGGATGACATCAGTTTCCCCTGCCCCGATTGCATAAAGAGCATAACCGAATCTCTGGTGCGTGTTCTTGTTGGGGTTTTTGCTGATTATGCAGGTGGTTTTATTGATAAACAATTCATCACCAACCGCCACCGCAATATCATCGTCTTCGTTAGTGGCCACAACTGATAGCTGCCAGATTCCCTCGGTATCGATAGAAATTAGGTCAGTGTCAGCCGCAGCGCTAATGAAAGCCACGCCCACTATATTTTCCCCACATAAGACAGGGTCGCCTTTATTGACAAACCCATCTGCCGGATGAGAGGGGTGAGTAAGCTGGCTTTCGGTGAAGGTCAAGTGCCTACCTTCATAGGTGCTGGAAACCTCGTCTCCAGCGTCTCCTGCTGTATAAACTCCATACGGCATTTTGTTTACCTCCATGTTATTTTGTTAAGTTGGAAAGTGGGATAGTCCCACTTTTAGCGCCCAGAGACAGCAGTTTCTAACTGTGCGTCTGTCCATTCCGGGTTCATGCGCTTGAATGATTCCTTCAACGCTTCTTTATCCTTCTCAGGATTTGGCGTTGAACCTCCCAGATTCTTAACCTTGCCCGCCTCGGATAGTTTGGCGATATAATCGGCTTCCGCCTTTATCGCTTCCTCTATTCCCTCAGCAGACTCCGCATCCTTGAACCTCTCAATAAGGCGCTCTTTGGCAGCATCGGGTAGCTCAGCCTTGTCTACAGCCTCCTTAATGAGGGCTTGTGCTTCGGCTTGTGCCTTCTCCTTCTCTGCCTTTTCAGCGGCTTCTTTGAGGTTGTCGCGCTCTGTGGTCAGGGTTTCAATCTGACCCTCCAGTTCAGTAATCCTTTCTTGGTCGTCCATGTGTTTCTTTACCTCCTTGGTTATTTCTGCTCTGACATTGGTTTCGATAAGTTTTACCAAGTCAGGGCGGCGCTCCTTTAAGGTCGCCAGTTCCACTAAATCGACATTCCTCTGCCTGTCCGATTCGTATAATGTGACTACTCCACCGGCACCAGGTTCAGTTACGAAATCAACCGAATTTGCCCGCTCCAACTTTTCAATTGAGAGCGTTTCAACTCCATCGATGGTAGTTTTAGAAGCGCTGCCCACTGCATTGATTGAGATGCCCATTTCAGACAGCATCTGCTTATCTCGCAACGCAGCTAACTTCTGCATCAACCAAGGTTCGATGATTTCAGCAACCCCAGCGACAGTGCCACTTTCATCACAAGTTACGTCTTTAAGTGTAGCAACCCATTCCCTTATCGACCTCTCAGGGCGTTCTTTCTCTTCAGATTCAGTCGGGTGGTCGGCATACATCTTGAGCCCCTCAAAGATGCCATAATCCCGCTGCAAAACTTCCTTGGGATAGTACCTATCTTTAGTTGCGTTGAATCCAGCCTTGATAATGATTACAGTAGCTCTTCCCTTGTCAAATGTGACCTCCGTGAGAGGTATATAGTCTAATACTTCTTCCCGCGTCTCAACTTCCCGCACCCACCTCGGTATTTCCTCATCTTCCACATCGAGCTTGCGATATTCAGCCCTTATCTTCCTTTTGACAGCCGGCAGGTCAGCAGAAGGTATAGCCACTTTCTGCCCTCTGAATCCGCCAGGACTCAAGGCAGCAGCAGCCCGTCCTAACTGTGCCCTGGTAACTTTCTTTGTGGGGTCTTCCCATAATCGGAGTTTCCAGGTTGTAGACTTCTCTGGGTCTCCGATATAGGCATAGGCAGCCGCAGGGAACTTCATACCATCCTCAGTCTTCATAACTGCCTGTTCTTTAATCAGGGTTAAGACTGACTTAGCCTCTTTCAAGGCTTCCTTGGTCTCCTTCTCCTCTGGCTCTTCAGAAGACAACAATTCCTGACACAATGCCACAATCTTCTTTATCCGAGCAGAGTCCAAGTTGGCATTTCGTCTGCCTGCTTCCTGTATAATCTCGGAGTATGTAGTTCGTAGAGATTCCAATGGCTTATAGATTGTCTGGCGCGCTACCTTTTCAGGCTCTCCAAAAGTGGTTTTCCCATCTTCGCCTAGCTTATAACTTACTTTATAGGACTGCCCATTAACGTTGTAAATTACTTCACTTTCAAAGACATCTTCAACCCACACACCTCTTGGAATGGTATCGTCCACACCAAGTCCATATTCAGTAGTTAAGCCTTGTTGTATGAGTTGTCTCTTGTTTTCATCACTTAGTTTATTTGGCATAATCGCCTCCTTGGTTCTTTTTTCACCTGCTTCTTTAGCCACCATTGGAGCACCGCACTCCGGACACTCTTGAGTGTTGCACCTCACATCTTCTTGGACAGTTATTTCTTTGCCACACTTAGAGCATACACAGATATGCTCGCCATGAGGATGAACGGCTTCTTTGGCTACCCATTTGCCCTCGGTGTTCTTTTTATAGGCTTTCTTGACGGCAGCCCACGCTATCGAATTACATATTATCTCCGCATTGTTTTCCTTCCCGTGCTGCTCCCAGGCAGAATTATAGGCTGCCATATATATTTCCTCAGCGTGAGTGGGTAGATTATCTTTAACTGGTGGCGGTAATTCGCTTAGTGTCTTATACGGCATGATTATCTCCTTAAATACAAAAAGGAACCGACAAACATTTCTGCCTGTCGGTTCCTCCGATTCAGACTAAGTCTATTTGATTAAAAGTTACTGCGTTTTTATCTTCAGACTAGATAGTAATATACTTTTAGTAATATATTAGCAGTAATATGCTAGTAATAATATATCATTAATTATTTAATCTAGCTTAACCGTCCTCTCTATGGTTATTAGAGTCGGTTTGCCGTTTCTCAATGTTATCTTAACACTTCCGTATTCAATCGGCCAGTCTATCTTCTCAAGTGCCTTCTTGAGTTCCAGGTCTTGCTGTTCTGTCATTTAGGCAACCTCGCAGGAGCTAGAGCACACTCGCAGTTCTTGACAACTATGCTATTGCTATAATGCTTCGCTTGTATCTTATTCATTTTTATGTTATAATAGTAGTATGGATTGGAGAAAACTACCTAGACCCAATAGGAAAACAGGCACAACTACCAATTGCCTCAATTGTGGTAAGGAAATTTATGTCATCCCGTCTGTAGCCAAGAGAGGTAAAGGCAAATTCTGCTCTAAAGCTTGTAGTGCCATTTTTAATGGTAAGGCGAGAATTGGCAAACCTAGTCCTCAATCTAGAATAAATGTTCTCAAAGCACACGAAGCAGTTAGAGGCAAACCTGCTTGGAATAGAAAGGATAAAATAATACTTACCTGTCAATTTTGTGGGCAAGCCTATCAAGTTCACGAATGCGAGACAGACCGCAGTAAATTTTGTAGCCGTGAATGCTCTCATAAATTTAAGGCAACCATCACCGGCACTTCTCATCCACTCTGGAAACGCCAACTTCGCAAATGTGAATGGTGTGGTAAAGAAGTATGGGTAAAACCAGCCAAACTTCACGAATTCCGCTTTTGCTCTAGGCAATGTCTTGGAGCTTGGGTAAGTTCTAACTGTCAAAGCCCTACTAAACCAGAATTGATTGTTAAAGATGCTCTCCAAAAGCTGAGTATCCCTTTTGAAACAGAATATCGCATTGGCAAATATCCCTGTGATTTTGTCTTAATACAGCACCATATCGTGATAGAGGTTGATGGTGATTACTGGCATTCTCTGCCAAAGCGTAAAAAGCTAGATAAAATAAAGGACGCCTATCTTCAAAGCCAAGGATGGAAAGTCATCCGACTTAAGGAAATGAATATCTACCATGACCTTTCTAAATGCCTTATCAAAATAAGCAAACATATTTATCTACTTCCTGCTTAAACGAGCGGGCGCCGCAGTACATCGGCATCCAGGGAAACGGGGAGGTCTCATATGTCCACTAGGGAATGGTTCATTAAATGGGATTACGCCTGCTGCCTCATTTTCCTCACAACCATCACTAACTAAATCATCACCAGCCGTCACCCATTCCTTGCCGTCAATTCCCATAGCCGTGCCATTATCCTCAAAAGCCTGGCCCAATGCCTCCGCAGTTTCATTTTTAGCAATTAGCTCAGAGCGGTATTTGCTCATATCGGCGAACTGCGCCTTGATATCTCTGGAAAGTTTTGGTATACCGCTCTTGTTCTTAATCCCCTGGCTGATAGTATGGGCTAACCGCTTCTTGGTTTCTTCATCTAACCCCTTGACCAGTGTGGCGGAATGTTTACCTGCCCAGTCTACAGCCTGTGATATCGGCGGTCCCTCATAGGCTATCGGAACTCCACCCTTGGTCTTACCCCAAGTTATCATCTCGGCTTGACCCGATATATAGGTCTCAGATATTTGACCGCCTATTGTTGATTCTAGTGTCTCTGAGAAGGTAGCCAGTATGGGGTCAAGGATATTCTCTATGTCTTTATTTAATGGCATTTATTCTCCACAAATTTCCTTAATCACAAATGGTCGTCTAACACCTGCACTAAATTGCTCAGCAGCTTCAAGAGCCTGTAGAATCCGTTTCTCTGGTTCTAGATGGCTATTGGCAAACAATGCTCCTAGAGCAATATCTTCCCCACAACCTACAGCATAGAAGGGTAGAAGTTGCTCTGCAACTTGATAATCTTCATCAATACAAAATAATCTTCTCCGATAACCTACGAGAAAGGTTCCTGCCTTTTCCTTCGCATCCTTCTTTTCGGCAAATCCTCCATCGTTGAGGCACTTTCTAACGGCCTCAACGAATGAGCTAACCATATATTCAAAAGTATCAATACCGTTATGATGAAATGGTATCCGTAGATTGTATCTAAGCAATTGCCCCATTCTGAAAGATGAGGTGAAGCCCATTATAAAATCGTCCTTGATAAAGACTTTCTGGTCAGCTCTAACAGAGAGGGAGAGGTTGGCAACACCAGCACTATCCCCACCCATATAGATTTTACCCTTATCAAGTAAACCAATTATACAAGTCATATATCACTCCTTTTCTACATACCTATTATAAATCTTCTCTAAGGAACTATATGGAAACGCATCTTCCAGCTTATCAAAGTATTTAGCTACTTCTTTTTGCAGCCTTCTTCTTTGTCTTTGATTTGCGGGTGCGTTTGGGTTTGCTGGGATTTCACTCTCAAGTAATGTTATAATACTATCAATTTCAGTGATAACTGACATGCTGTTCCCTTAATTGTATCTTAAGTGCTTTATTCTCTGCTCTTCTTCGCATACCAGCTTGGAAGTTAATCCACCAGCGCCTTTTCCATTCTGAGTCAGCATGATATAAGGGCATGACTTTAGCTGCTGCTTGTGCTCCTTTTACTTGAGCATCATGTGGAATCATTTTACGCATATTAGTAAAATGCTCGTCAACATATTCTTGGCTAGTATTTTTTATCCAAGTTTGATAAGCATGTTTACGGTTTTCACTTCTTTCTTCTTTGGTATGAGTAGCAATCCATTGAATATGACCCTGCAATACACGCTCTGTTCGCTGTTTAACAATTTCTGGGGAGCAATTCCGAGATGCTAGTCTCATCTTCGCTCTGGCTTCTGGTGTATGCATAGCTACTACTGACATTTCAATCCTTTGGGGACTAAGAAGCCAAGTTAATTGATTTGTCCGCCCTTCAGGTCTAAGTTTGAAATCCCTTTGTGCCGCAACTTCAGGTGTGCGGCCCAGCTTCAATATTCGGTCTTGTAATTCAGCGGGACGGCTTTTTACTATTTGCCTCATTTTGTCCGAATAATCAGGGTCGCATATACTAGAATATCTATTTAGTCCTGCCATTTCTCGCAATTCATATGCTGATATTCCATGAGCGTGATTAGTGTGTCTTGCTAATACGATATAGCTATGGTGGTTATCGCACCAAGGACATTGACCAGCACTAATGAATTGCCTGAGTTTATCTATTGTCAGTTTACGCATTCCTGACGCTCCTTTTCTTGCGTTTTCTAGGCTTCGGGGAATTGATGGCTAGTTTATCAGGTTGTTCAATTCCGCTACTACTGTCATTAACTACTCCTGTTACCTCTTCTCTCAATGCTTGCCCCTTTTCACAGTCACAAAATACCCTGATTAATCCGTGTTCTAGTTCTGTAAATCCTCTATCTTGACACTTTTCACATACGACCATTTTTTACTCCTTTTATTCATACTGGCCACCATTCCCCCTCTGCTTTATCACGACATAGAGGAGAATGGCAGCTATTACTATGATGCCGATTAGTATTCCCATTTTTTTTACTCCTTTTTAATCAATGATTCCCTAAACTGTTTAAGTGCTTTACTCAATGCTATTTCAGGATTTACTTTTGCTTCTTTGCTCAATTCATCCAATACCTCAGACGGGTCATTCACTCCTAGTGTCATTAGGGCTATCTGTTTGACATCATCAGAATAACCCAATTCGGGCATAACCTGTAAAATCTGAACAAGGGCTGTCGCCGCCAAACCCACATCAGCCGGCGCTATCGCAGGGAAGTCCCTGTCAATATACCATTTATCTTCTGGCACTTGGTTATGCTCCAGGACAACTTCATCTATATCCTGGTAGGTGTCAGCCCATACTTTCTGGTAGGACTGGAACATCTTCATCATTGGAAGTTCTACTGTCTTTGCCGTAGCTAGGTTGCCGATTGATATGTCCCCAAAATACTGCTCAGGGATACCAACCGCAGCCGCTATCATCAGCTTAATCATCCTGCCATCTTGATAGGCGGCTTGAGCACCTGTCTCTGTCTTTATAGGAGTCATATCAGACCCAAGATTCTCCAATAAAGTAGAGCCTGCTGGTATATCCTTTCCGTGTAACTTTGCCTTCTGAGCATCTACGGCTATTTGCCCACCTTTTACCTTGTCTCTCCAGGCAAACTTAGCCAGTGCAAGCATAATCGCTATTCTGGATGATAAGAATTTGGTGTGATACTTCATCCAGATTAGCGCTGGTAATAATAAGGGATTCCCTCTCTGGGTGGTAGTGTTATAGGTCAAAGAATAAACAAGGGCATCCTCGGTCTTCTGGACAGTCGCCCCTGTGGCATCTTTGGCCGCCTCATTCTCGGTATTGGTTGTGGAACGGTAAATATCTGTGTGCGATTTACCTTGTGTATCTGTCCACTGCCGGCGGTAGAATTTCACATCCTCTTTGTCATCCGGGTCGGTGATTATCTCAGTTATCTCTAACGGGTCAATACGTCTAATCTTCGCCTTGCCCTCAGCTCCCAAGAAGATAGCGAAGAAAATCTCGCCGTCAATTAGTAGTTTATCAGATGATTTGCGCTGCCCTCTTGCTGACAGGACAGCCTGATTAGCTTTTGAATCCCAAAACCCCTTTAGTGCCTTTTTAGCCTTCTCATCATCAGCATCCCAAGCCATACCAGAGCCGAATGTATAATCAGTCCATAGACGGATAGCCTGTTTCCCCATTGGGTCTTTGGTGGCATAGAGACGGGACAATTTGAGATTCGTTATCCGCTCCCGTGGTGTGACGACATCCCCAGTTGTCCCGCTCAGGTTTATCCAGCCTGCATCTTCAAGAGCCAAATCAGCCTCTACACTGGCTGTGGCTTCCCTTATCAGGATTTCCAGCTCATCCCTTGGAGCAAACTCTCTTAAACGGATTTCTTGTTTCTGCTTCATACTCATTTCTTCGGCTTCTTCTTATATGGGTGATGATAGCCAGCCTCTTTCTCAAATTCCTGTAGCCAGGTCGGGACCAGTGCTACCTTCTCTAAATAAGGTATTTTAGAGTCATAAGATGGTGGCTCTGTCTCTCCCCAGTCGTCATTGCCGCAGTAAAGACACTCATCAACCTCATCGGGATTAACTCTGTAACAAGCAGGACATATCTTCAATCCATTCCCACCTAGTCATATCTACTCCTTTTTATAACTCTAATTCCCTAACTGTTTCCATAGCATCATAGACTATGATGGCTTCCTCTGGTTCGGGCTCTTCAGAAAAGCCCATCACCGCATACCGCCTCGAGTCCATCCCGTGAGAGTAAAGGTGAGTCGTCTTTTCCGTGAGCTTCCCGTTCTTGTCAGGCATGTATCTGTAGTTCCTCTGCTCTTTGATACAGTTTAATGAGTCCTTAGTCCAGAACTGTTTATACTGCCTGACCTTCTGGTGGCCGTATTCCACACTCCCCGGCCCCTTGGGTGCTCCCTTGATATTGAAGCCGTGCTGGTAGATTTCTTCTATTGATTTCGGCTCGGCTGAATCAGCCCATATCTCATCGGAGTGCTTTTCCACCCCGAGTTGACCCATAAGAACGGCGATATCCTGATTGGTAAGACCCCGCTCATAAAACAGTTCCTGACTATATATCTCATCAGGGAATATCCTGTTTTTGGTTAATGTGGCCGGGTCACCAGAGAAGCCGAAGTCTAAACCGTAAATTAGATTCCCTTGACTCGGTAAGCTGTCTACCTGAGAGAAAAGGGGATAGACAAGCCCCTCAACTTTACCTATCAGTCCCAACCCATATATGTTCCACCAGTTGGGGTCTTTGTCTTTATTGGATTCTATGTTATCTACCACTTCTGAAGGTAGTACATCCAGAGCGTCAAGATAGGTTGAATGGATATAGGCGTTCTCAAGTTGCCCTACCCAGTGTTCGTGTGCCCAAAACTCACCAACTGGGTTCCAGTCAACGAAGGTGAATCTGGCGGTTCTTATATCAAGCCCCCGGGCTGTCTCCCAAGGCACATTGTTGCCCTCATTGATGAAGAGGATATCCCTTCTTGGACCCCTTACCTTGTCCGCTTCATCCGCCCCAAAGAATTCTATTATCCCCTTGCCGAATGCATAGGTCTGCTCGGTCTTATTGTATCTGGGGTTATTCTCC